GATTATATACTTGTACATATACTTGCTATCTACATTAATTATAATGGCAAACAACATATTCTTTTATTCTACACATCCTGATGACAAAGAGAGTGAAGAGTTTTTAAAAGAATTAGATAAGAATCCTCTGTTAAAGAGTCAGTTTAAATTAATTAACATATATCAACATAAAATTCCAGATATTGTAAAAAAAGCAGGGAAAATTCCTGTGTTAGTAACAGAAGGTTTTAATGAATTTATAACTGGTAGTGCGGCGATATCGTGGTTAAAAAATGGTGGATTTCAAGGAAAAGCAAACGGGTATGAATTTGCTGACATGAATGCTAATTTAGATTCTGTTATATTAACAGATGAAATGAAAAAAAAGAATGATGCTCTTTTTGTCAATTCATCATATAACAGAGGATTTGATAAAAAACAATCTACTGTTAAAGCTGGATTTCTTCCATTAAAAGCTGAATCACATATTGAAATTTATGAAGAGTTAGATGAAAATAAGCGTAAATTGAATGATAAAGTTGCTTCTTCTAAGTTGAAAACTGTATCAAGTTCAAGAAAGAATGAAGACGCAGAGATAAAAAAATCTATTGAAAATGATAAAAAATCAAAATCAAGTTTACCTTTTTTTGTTCCTCCTCCACCTCAATACAAAGAGCAAAATAATGGCCAAAGTAATGGACAAAGTAATGAAAAATATAGAGAACTAAGCAATGAGAAACAAGCGCCTACATATAATGCAAATCCTTTTGCATCAGGACAAAGAATACAATTACCATTCAATACAGGACAACAACCAAGAATAAATAGAAATATTTAAGACCTTAAGACCTTAAGACCTTAAGGACTTAGTAGTTATCATCATACTTCAAAGGCCATAACATAACGCATGACATATGAGACCTCAGCAAATATATTTGCTATTATATATAGAAATACGTTAAGACGTTAAAATGTCAAAATATCATATATTATTAGCACTATCAATAGGATCATTTGTATTAATAGTATTAGTAGTGTTATACATGTCAACAAGAATAAGACGATATGAAGATTTTGCAAATCAATACTCACTTTTAACAAGAGATGCTCCAACATGGGGTCATTTTGGTTTAACAGAAAAACCTCGAGTTTCTAATAGAAGTAATCCTGTTACATTTTGGTGGCAAAATAACTATTGGGACAAATATGATGCAAGACTAGATGCTCACTTAAATAGAGATAGGAATGCAGATATTCCTAGCTTTAGACCTCCTTGTAAATTAAATCTAGATAGCACATATGGATATGAGTCACGATGCAAATGTAATAAAGCTGTAGGATATGGGAAATGCAAATGTGATGAATTACGTTATAGTAATTTAACTGATTACTGCAAAATACATCCAGAATATAGACGGTGTCCTGAATATTTCAGAGATGATATAATGAAATAAGTGAAATAAGTAATGAAATACAAAAAATGATAAAATATAAATAATAAGATTATTAGACATTATAAGGCATTTATAAATAACACAATGGGTGTTAACAAACTTAATGATATTCTAAAAAAATGGACACCTGAAGCTATTAAAAAAGTCACTTACGATACATTTAGAGGGCAAACATGGGCTATTGATGCAAGTTTTTTTTGTTACAAATTTTCATACAATTCAAAAAGCAAAAAACCAAAATCTCATATTGATGGATTCTATTCATTGTTTTACAAATTAAAAAAAGCCGGAATTAATCCAATTCTTGTTTTTGATGGTTGTCCTCCTCAATTAAAATTAAATACAATCGCAAATAGAAAACAACGTAAATCTACCGTTCAAAGTAAAATTGCTATGCTAGAAGAACAAAAAATACTATTGCTTAATAAAGAAAAAGAGGTTGCAAATGACTGGCAAATTGTAAATGATTCACAACAACAAAGAGAGCAACCATCGTCATTGCAGTCAGCAAGTTCTCTACAGTCAGAAATTGATAAACTTGATAAATCAATAGTTAAGTTTGATCCATCTATTTACAGCGATATTGAACAGTTATGTACACTTATGGGAATTCCGATGAAAAGAGCGGATGGAGAAGCAGATTGTTTATGTGCTAAATTATTTAATGACTATATTGTAGATGCTGTTTTAAGTGAAGATTCAGATATGTTGATGTATGGTATTGGTAATCTTATGAGAAAATATGATTATTCAGATATTATAGAACATGTTGACTTAAATGTTATACTTGAAACACTTAATTTTAGTTATGAACAATTTGTTGATCTATGTATATTGTGTGGTACAGATTATACATGCACAATAGCTCAATGCGGTAGTGAAACTGCATTATCTCTTATAAAGAGTGGACATACAATTGATTCAATATATCAAAAATATGGATGTCCACTTGATTTTAATTATATTGAAGTAAAAACCTTAGTGCTTAATGCTCCAGATTTTGAAACTTTATCAGAGTCTTTTTTAGAAACGCTTAACTTGTCTAAGAATACTAATTGGACAGAATTAGGTAAGTTTTTAAACAAAAACTGCAATTACAGGCTCACAACTATAGAAAATCACAAAGAAAAAGTTCAGGCACAAGAGTCATTACAAGAATCATTACAAGGGTCAGCGACAGCAACAATATCAGAGTCAGTGCCAACAATAACAAAAATAGAACCAATGACAAAAATAGAACCAATAACAAAGGCAACAATAGATAAAAGCGTAAAACTTAAATTAAAGCTCAAAGTGCATAATATTTAATAAGCAATAAAGTAAATTTAAAAATGTTTTAAAAATAACAAAGAATTTAAAGGTTTTGAATTGTATGATTAAGGAAATACTAATTGTCTACATGTTGGACATGTGTCTGAATATTCTGATAACCATATAAGAATAGATTCTTTAATGAAATAATGATCACATGGTAATATTATTACATCTGTGTCATCTGTTATCTCATTTTGTGAAATTGGGCATATTGAATATTTTTCAATTCTTAATTGACCAACATCTCGAAATTTTAATGATTTAAGTGCTGTTATTTGCTCTTGTGTAAGTATATGCCTTTCATTAGGCAACTGCTCATTAGGGTGTCCTGCATATAACAGATTATATACTATAGTCAATAGTATTCTAGTTCTCCATACATTGTATCCATTTACTACTTGTGTAAATGATGCTATTTGACTTATGAAAGATGCATAATCAGAACTTTGTTCACAATTTAATACAACATATAATATTTCATTATTAATTGGCTCAACAAAATCATCATTTGGAATAATTATTTTATTATTATATATTAATGTCTTAATAAATGATGGATGTATCATCCATTTAGTTGAAATAGTATATTTAATATCTTTCCATGATGTGTATTCATTTATATCAATAATATATGTTAATGGAGTACAAAAACAAAATCTTATATATTTCCTTTCCTGTTCTTGGCTCATAATAATATTATTTTATTAAATAATATTATTTAATTAATATTATTATTTATTATTTGTTTATTAATTTTTTGGACTTTGTTAGACTTTTGTCAGACTTTTTATTGTCCTTTTAATGTCTTTGTTTTTTGTTAAACTTTTTTGTTAAACTTTGATGGCACAAAAAATCCTGACATCAGAAATTTTTCCTGACAAATTTTTCCAAGAATTTTCCTTTGGAAAAGCAATGTCAGGAAAAATTTCTGATGTCAGGATTTCTGATGTCCGCACACATTTTTTTGTTTTTTCAAAAATTTAAGAGATCGTAACCAAAAAAGCAAATTTAAAATGAATCTTCAAAATTCTGGCATTTTAAAAGTTTAACAAAAGTTCCACAACGTTTGTTCGTCTTTTTGTTCGTCTTTTTTGTCGTCTTTTTGGTCGTCTTTTTGGTCGTCTTTTCCTTGTCTTTTTGGTCGTCTTTTCCTTGTCTTATTGAGCGTCTTTTTTTACTTTATATGGAATAGGATTTTGGGGATGGCACGTTCCCACTTCTTAGCAAGGGGCTATGGGGGACGGCACGTCCCCCAACTTTTTCTACTGGCATATTATAATGAATAATTCTACTGATTCTGTTAGTATTATCAAAGATTTTATAACGGTAGATGAAGAAGCAGAATTAATATTATTTCTTGACAATGAATTTTCAAAAGATAATAATAACAATAATAACAATAATAACAATAATAACAATAACAATAATAACAATAATAATATAATAAAAAACTTAACTATCAATAAGAATAGTTGTGCGTTGTTAGATAATTTACTTAGTAAATTGAATACACAATTTAATCTACAACAAAATGCTCTCAATTCTCTTAATCCTCTCAATCTTCTTAATAACGTTCAGGTAAATAAGTATCTTTGATTTCTCAACTAAATCATCAATATCCTGATCAATATTCATTATATATATATATATATATATATATATTTGTATATAATAAGATATTAAAGACTCATTAAAAAATGATTTGATTATTAATTTATATTTTTATTAATAGTAAAATAATTAATACAATATTCATTAGAATGACAACAAAACTCTTGCTTAAAGAGCCACTTGTAGTAAAGGAATCGCTTATAGTAAAAGATCGCAAGAAATTTGATATTATTGGAAAAGTTAACATTAATGATATTAAATATATTGGAAATGTACAAACATTTACTATAAAGCCTACATATCATGAGTCGTGGGCACCTGTTTTTACAGATCAACGTGTTATTGATGAATTCGCACATATTAATACATTATTTCAATATGAAGATCGATCAACAATCTTACCAGAGAAGGATTGTGATATATTTAGAGCATTCACATTAACTGAATTTCCTCCAAAAGTTGTTATTTTAGGTCAAGATCCATATACTAAAGCTTCAGAAGCATGTGGATTATCGTTTTCTGTACCAAAAGGTGTTCCTATTCCACGATCATTGAAAAACATATATACTGAATTAAAAAATGATATAGAAGGATTTGAGGAGCCGTCGCATGGCGATTTAACATCATGGGCAAAACAAGGAGTATTATTATTAAATAGTGCTCTGACCATTAAAGATGGAGTATCTGCAAGTCATAGTTCTCGATGGGAAAGGTTGACAGATATTATAATTAATATAATTAGTGAGAAATCAAAACAGAGTATTGTTTTCATGTTATGGGGTACTTTTGCTAAGTCAAAGAAGGTATATATTAAAACATCATTACATAAAATACTTGAGTCTGTGCATCCGTCACCATTAAGCGCAAGTAGAGGATTTTTTGGATGTAAACATTTTAGTGCATGTAATATGTATCTAAAATCACATAGCATAGAGCCAATTAATTGGAATGTCTAAGGATTAATTAATCATGTCTAATTCTTTGAGTCTCAATAATAAAAAATTCATTAAAATAATTTCAATTATATTCAATTATATTTATTAAAAAATGTCTGATAATAAGTCTGATAAGTCTGATAATTCTGATAATAAATTGTATTTAGCGAAGATTGAAAAGGTAATTATGATGCAATCAAACATACGACTTACTCTTGTTTTACGTGAATTAGCAAAAGATTATGGATTGTCTTTTGATGAATTACAAACTAAATATATGCAATATTTGGATAATGAACCAAATGCTCAAGTTCCTTTTTCTGGACAACAAAAAAGATTAGAAGTCTTCCAAAATCAACAAAATAATCAAAGTCAACAAAGTAATCAAAGACTTTCAACAGAAAGTCAAATATCCTCCGAATGCAGTAATGAAGATGATAAATGTATGGCTATGACATTAAAAGGATCGAGATGTTCAAGAAATAAACTTCAAGATAAAATTTATTGTAAAAAACATTGTGAAATGAAAAAACCAACTATGGGAAAAGATCCAGTTATTGAAACATATAGTGTTGATATTCCAGATACTGTTGAACAAAGTTCTCATCAATACTCTCAATACTCTGGAGAACAGAAAGAACAGAGAGAGCAAATTAAGATTAAATCACGATTTTTAACAATGGTTCGTAATCAAAGCACATAAAAATAATATTTATTAGGTCTCTGTTAGTACTTTGTATGTCCCCAAGAGAATGTTCCTAATCCCACATCAGAATGTTTCTAAGCGAGGGGGCTATGGGGACAGCTGTCCCCCAAGCTGTCCCCCAAGCTGTCCCCCAAGCTGTCCCCCAA